TTCTATTGTTCAAGCAGTTGCTTTATCTGTAGCAAATAAAACTGGAGAAAAAACAGATATAGCTTTAGGAATACATGCTGGTGATCATGCGATTTATCCAGATTGTAGACAAGAATTTAGAGATGCAGATGATGCTGCTTTTAGAGAAGGAAATTGGGATGCTCATATGGTAGGATATTTTACACCATATTTGGAAACTGATAAATTTGGTATACTTCAAGATGGTGAAATTTTATGTGAAGAATTAGGTGTTAGCTTTAATGAAGTTTATAAAAGAACAAATACATCTTACAAACCATACCCTTCAGGTAATTCAGATTATAAATCAGCTTCTAGTGTAGAACGTATTGAGGCATTTATCAATTTAGGAAGAAAAGACCCAGTTCAATATGAAGATGAAACTGGTCCTGTTAGTTGGAGAGTAGCAAAAGCTCATGTTGTTAAATTACTTAAAGAACATGATAATCCAAGTACTTTAGAATTATTATCAAAAATAAGTATGGCTTCACTTGCTTCAGATGTTAAAATATCATTAGAGAAAGCTTTTAATAAATTACATAATATAGTAAAATAAAAATATATGAACAGAAAAGAAAGAACGGAAAAAATAGCTATAAAAGTGTTAATATATTCTTCATTCTTATTACTAATAATAAAAGTTATTTCTAATCTAGTAACAAAATAAAAAATATGAAAGAAATTGAACATATGCCAAATCAAAAATGGCACAAATACGTAAGTTTTATAAAATCAGGAGTTCGTATCTTAGGATATAGTCTTATACCATTTAATTTGGTTACCGCAACTATTGTTCTTATCTTTAGCGAGGTAATAGGAATTATAGAAGAAATGGTATGATGAAAAAACCTAAATACATTGAACCTGATTATTATGTAGTTATAAATACAGATGGGGAAGTGTATACGGGAATGATAGGTGGAGCTTTTAACTATTCAGATGATTGGTCTGAAGCTAAACCCTTAGATCTTAAATCTACTTTTTATTTAATGAGAGAAAGTGGAAATGAATTACTTAAACTGTGAGGTATTTGGCTTTCAGTAAAATTGTTCGTATATTTACGACATATTAAAAACTAAAAAAATGAATAAATTAATTTATATAACAACTAAGACTTGTGGTCCTTGTAGGCAATTTGGTCCTACAATTGAAAGAGCAATTGAATTTGGTATTCCGATAGAAAAACTAGATGGTGAAGTAAACCAACCTCAAGTAATGAAATATGGTGTAAGAAGTGTCCCCACTGTAATTAAAGTTGATGGAGAAGGGGAAGAAATAGCAAGATTTACAGGTGTTAAATCATTGCAAGAAGTAATAGAATTTTATCAAAACAATTTAAATTAAAAAACAAAATTATGGAAAAAGGAATATTATATTTTAGTGCACCTTGGTGTGAACCTTGTAAAGTTTTAAGTCCTCAAATGGATCAGATAGCAAAGCAAGGAATTAAAATTAAAAAAATTAATGTTGATTATGATACTGTCTTCCCTAAAAAATATAATGTGCAAAGCGTTCCAACATGCATTGTAACGGATATGAATGGGAATGAGATTAAAAGACACGTTGGTGGTTTTAATGGAATAAATGAAATTAAAAATTGGTTTAATGGGTAAGTTTCAATCAAGTAAAGTATTTGACGGGTTTAGTACAGTGTTTCGTCAATGGAAAGCTGAAGATACACATTGTAGATTTTTACATGGTTATGGTATTTCTTTTAAAGTATACTTTGAAGGTGAATTAGATGGTAGAAATTGGGTTTGGGATTTTGGTGGAATGAAAAGAGCCAAAACTCAAATTGATGGAAAATCACCTAAAGAATGGATGGATTATATGTTTGACCATACAGTTATTGTTGCTGAAGATGATCCAGGAATGGGTGGTTGGAAAACAATGGATAGTATAGGTGTTATTCAATTAAGAGTTATTGAAGCTACAGGTGCTGAAAAATTTGCAGAATATATTTTTAACAAAATAAACCCATTTGTACAAGAAGAAACTGAAGGTAGAGTAAGAGTTACTAAGGTTAAATTCATGGAGCATGGCAAGAACGCAGCATATTATGTTGAATAAGCCGCGAAATCTAACGTATAAAACATTTAAAAATAAAAGATAATAAACTATGTCCAAACAAAATATCCCGCAGGAAACAATAGATAAAGTTGAAGAGTATGTTATGAAAAACTTTAGTAAAACATTCAAAAACAAACCAATTATTATTGAAGAAAAAGAAAATTTCTTTACTGTTAAATGTCATATTAATGCGGGTCCGATAGTATTAAGTAAAAACATTTTAAAATAATAAAAGTTATATTATGGAGAATAAAGCATTAAGGCCTTTAAAAAGATTAAGAGATTATGATAAAACATTACCAGTACTTGAACTATATACTGCAGTTCAATCTGAAGGTAGTAGACAAGGATACCCAACAATTGTAATCAGAACTACAGGTTGTACTCATAGATGCTTCTTTGGTGAAGGTGGTTGGTGTGATAGTTGGTATACAAGCATCCATCCTGAAAAAGGTACAATTACTTTTAATGACATTATCAAAATGTATGATGAAAATCCTCATATATCAGAAATGATGCTTACAGGTGGTTCACCTACTATGCATAGTGCTTTAGTAAATGAATTAACTCACTTTGCAAAAGAAAGAGGTATTTTTATTACTATGGAAACTGAAGGTTCACATTTCCTAAACACAGATCATCCAATTGATTTGTTATCAATTTCCCCTAAATTTAGTAATAGTGTTCCGGTTGTAGGAGCTGTAACACCTAATGGGAGTATTACAGATGAAAGAATGATTAAGACTCATAATCGTTTAAGATTAAATAAAACTGCAATTAAATCATCCATTGAATATCATAAAGATTATCACATTAAACCTGTGTTAGATAAAGATCTTACAATTGTTAGTGAAGTAGAAGAGTTCATTAATGATTTAGAAATTCCAAATGGAAAAATTTGGGCTATGCCTGCGGGTGATGATAGAACTTCATTAATGGAAAGTTATCCAGTTGTAATGAATTTTGTAAGAGATAAAGGATGGAGATTTACAGGTAGATCACACATAATGGCCTTTAATACTGAACGAGAAGTTTAATATAAAATTTGGATAAGCTAAAACCTATTCGTATATTTAACGTAAATAAAAAGTTATAAATGGAGAACAAACGTAGAAAAATCCACGAAGAATTAGAAGTGGTAAAAGAAGGATTTGCAAATGGTGTTGCACCTGGTTTCCCTCTTAATGATAATTCAAAATTAGAAATGATTGATCAAGCTGAAGAAGCTTATGGTAAGTTTTTAGACGCTTTAAAATGTGATTGGAGAAATGATCCTAATTCCATGGAAACACCTCGACGTGTAGCTAAAGCATATGTAAATGATTTATGGGCTGGAAGATATACAGCAATGTCTCCAATTACTTCATTTCCATCAGATGGTTATGATGGTGTAATTATTGAACGTAATATTCCTCTTACATCTATGTGTTCACATCACCACCAAACAATTGGTGGAGTAGTTCATATTGGTTATATTGCTGGAGAAAAAGGTCAAGTAATTGGTTTATCTAAATTAAACCGAATTGTAGAATTATTTGGACGTAGAGGAGCTATTCAAGAACAATTAACATCAGCTATCCATAACGCAGTTAATAAGATTACTGAAGGTAATAAAGGTGTAATTGTTACTATTGTAGGAACCCACAATTGTGTAAGTTGCAGAGGTGTTAAACACCAAGGAGCAGCAATGGTTACAACTAAAGCATCAGGTGCTTTTAGAGATGATGCAAATAATGCTCGTAAAGAATTCTTTGATAGTTTAAAGATTAATAACGGCGGTCACAATATTTAATAAAACAAAAAATTTCAAATTATGCAATGTATAGAATATGAAGTTTCCCATTCTTCTAAATCAAGTGGGTTTGATAATCAAACATCAAAGATTAAAGCTAATAGCGAAAGTGAGCTAAAACAAATATTAGAATCTAGAGGTAGAAGATTAAATTCAATTTTAAATAAAAAATCCTCATCACGATAATGGAATCATATATTATTAGATATAAAATATCAAAAACTAGTACTTCTATTAAATCCATGATAGTAGAAGCAAAAGATCCATTCGAAGCTAAAGAAATAGCAGAATCTTATGGTATGTGTGTAATAAGTTGTTTAAAAAATATATAAGTAAAATAAAAAGTTATGAATAGTAAAGAAAGATTTATCCCCTTCATCTCAGAGGTAGAGGAATTTAACGAAGTAATGGGAAAAGGTTGGCAAAACAGAACAGAACCTACTATTGATCCTAAAGATGCTCAATTTGTGATAGATTTTGTGCAAGAAGAATTGGATGAATTGAAAGAAGCAGTTGAGAAAAAAGATATTGTTGAGATATTTGATGCTCTCCTTGATATTACTTATGTAGGATTAGGAAATGGTGCTCTAGTATTTGGATTGAAAGAACAAATGATAGCTGGATATGCAGAAGTTCAAGCATCGAATATGTCTAAAATCTGTAGTACTGTAGAAGAAGCAGAAGAAACAGTTAAAGTACGTTCTGAACAACAAGGTGAACCATGTCATTTTGAACCTGTAGGTGATAAATATGTTGTATATCGTAGTTCAGATAATAAAGTAATGAAATCAATCAACTACTTTAGACCAAACCTTAAACAATACTTCACACAAGATGAAATTGATTCTTGTAAAAAATAGTTATGTATAAAAAAGCATTTGCACAAAGAATAGGGAGTAATAGTTACCTAATTCATGAGTGGAGTGATGAAGGCTATCAGAAAATAGAATGGACTAGTCAAGCCTATCTTGAATGTGGGGAAGCTGATGCTACTCATGTTGGACTGAATGGAGAACCATTAAAAAAAGTTAGAAAATGGGATAGAGAAAATCCTAAACTACACTTTCATGATATGACTCCTTATCAAAAATTCTTAGTAGAAAAATATGGTATTGATGATGAACCTTCTCAAACACATAAAGAATTATTTTTTGATATTGAGACTGAAATGGGAGATGCTCTTACTGAAGATTATATTAAATCTGCTCCTAAGAAAGTAACATCTGTAGCTTGGTATGATAAACAAGTTGATGAGTGGGGAATATTAATTTTAGATAATAAATCCCAACTTAAAAGAACTAAATCAGGTAATAGAGAAGTTATACCTTGTGCTACCGAAAGTGAATTGTTACTTAAATTCCTAGAAAGATTTAGAGAAATTGATCCTGATATTATAGTAGGATGGAACAGTGATTATTTTGATGTTCCTTACTTATATTATAGAATGTGTAATGTTTTAGGTGAAGATGTTGCTCGTTATTTATCTCCAATTGGATATGTAAGAGAAACACCTTGGTATAAAGATCAATATATTCAAATTGCAGGTGTTGAATCTTTAGATTACATGCGTTTACATAAGAAATTTAGTTGGGCTGATGAACCATCATTTAAACTAGATGCTATTGGTGAAAAGTATGTTGGAATGAATAAAATAGAATACGAAGGTAATCTTGATGATTTGTTTAAAACTGATATTAATAAGTTTATTGAGTATAACTTTGTTGATGTTGAAATTCTAAAATTGTTAGATGAAAAATTAGAGTATTTATCTCTTGTTAAAAATCTATCACATAAAGGTAAACATAATTATAGTGAAGTTTATGCTAACACTAAAACACAAGATGGAGCTATTTCAGCTTATCTATTAAGTGAAGGCATAGTACCACCAGCTAAAGAACGTAATCCTTTATCTAAGAAAAATTACGCAGGTGGGTATTTATTTTGCCCTAAAGCAGGTATTTACAATTATGTATTTGATGAGGATTTAACATCACTATACCCATCAATTATCATGACTGTTAATATTGGTAAAGAAACTATGGTGGGTAGAATTATAGATTCTGATGATAGAAATAATCGTTTAGGATTAAATGATTTACAACGTAAAGATCCTGAAGAAGAGCTAATTATAGAAAATGCTAAACGTAAACGCACTAAAATAAAAGTTGGAGGGTTAATTAACTTAATCCGAGATATGGAAATGTCTATTTCAGCAAATGGTGTATTTTATAGAACTGATAAGGAATCAGTATTATCTACAATATTAAAAAAATGGTTTGATGAACGTGTATTGTATAAAAATGAAATGAAAACAGCATATAAATCTGGAAATAAAGAATTAGGTGCGGCATTTCATATGAAACAATATACAATGAAGATTTTATTAAATTCACTTTATGGTGCTACAGCTTTAGGATCATTTAGATATGGAAATGTAATTTTATCAGAATCAATTACCTTAAGTGGACAAAGAATTATTCAAGAATCAGCTTTAACAGCTAACCGACATATTAATAAAGTTATGAAGGGGGAAGTAGAAATTTAATATGGAATTAGATTTACATGGGTATAAACATGCTGATGTATTAGATAAATTAGACCATTTCTTCTTTTGGGAGTATCCGAATTGTGATGAATATATCATAATAACAGGAAACTCAAATAAAATGAAAAAATTAGTTATAAACTGGCTCGAAGAACACAAATATTGTTATTATATTCCATCCTATAATTTAGGAATGATAAAAGTAAGTTAGTTATAATAAATTAAATTTATAATGAAAAAACCAGATAATTTTGCAGAAAATAAACCACTTCTCCCATATGGGGATAATATAAGTGCTCCTGCTATCCGCCCTGATAACATTGACGATTGGAAATTAAGGGGTGTAAATAAAGTAAATAAACAAATTCAAACCAAGTTTGATGAATTAAAAAAAGAATACCAAAAATTGGTAGAAGAATATCAATGGAATGATTTAGTATACCAATCAAAGTTTTCTTATGAACCTGTAATAGGAGAAATTTATCACCTTTATGTAGGAAATGATGGAAATCCTTTTTTATCTTTAATATTACCTGATGAATGGGATAAAGAACATATAGGTTCATTTGAATTAAATAGTGAACAAAAATGGATTAAAATATGAAGCATATTGAAGATACTCCTTGGTGGATTTGTGATCCTGAAGATAATAATTATGTAGCATATTCTGATACAGATTCAATTTATATTCATGCTGAACCCTTATTAAGATATTTATATCCTAATTTTGATGAAATATCTAGTGAAGAAAAAGATGATAAATTAGAAAATGTTGCTTTAAAATATCAGGATATTATTACTGATTCTTATAGTGAATTAGCTACTAATTGTTTCAATGCTAAAGGTCAACACAGATTAGAAATGAAAACTGAATGTGTTATTAGAGCAGCTTATTTTAGAGCTACTAGAAGATATGCTCAGTGGATTACGAAACAGGAAGGTATTGTAAAAGAATCACTTGATGTTAAGGGTTTAGAATTTAAAAAAGCAAATTTTCCACCTGTGTTAGGTAAATTTTTTCATAAAACTTTAGTTGATGTCTTAAAAGGTGCTAAACAAAATGAAATTGATGCTAGAGTAAAAGAATTTAGAACACAAATTCTAGATGGTAGTATACCATTAACACAATTAGGTAACCCAACTGGAGTAAAAACATTAAATAAATATACAGAACGTAAAGCACGAGCTGGAGAAATGTTTACAACTGTAGCTAAAGGAGCTCCAGCAGCAGTAAGAGCAGTTATTAGACATAATGATTTATTACGATTTTGGGGTCTAAGTGGGAAACATAGCACAATAACCCAAGGTGAAAAAGTTAAATGGATTTACTTGAAACCTAACCCATACCAAATTGATGCTATTGCATTTTTGGATTATGATTTAGCTGATAAAATTAAAGATTTTATTGAAGCTTATGCTGATAGAAAAAAAATATTTGAATCCATATTATTAAACAAACTTGAAGGATTTTACAGTGATCTTGGGTGGGTTTTAAATTTAAACCCCTACCGTGAGATGTTCTTTAATTTTGATTAATATTTGGGTATTGTTAAAAGCATTCGTATATTTACGGATAAGTTAAAAAGTTATAAAAATGATAAATAAACTAAAGTTAGTTTCAATAATTAATAAGTACTACTTAGGGACTAATGAATCTGTAAAATGGGATATCAAAGATAATTCACTGAGTATTGAATTTATGACTCCTAGTAAAGATGTTATTGGTAATCTAACCTGTAATGATTTTGAATTAGAAGATAGCAAGTTAGCTATTTATGATACTAAAAAATTACAAAATTTAATTAGTATTTGTAGTGGTGATTTATTATTAGAATTTGAAAAAACTAAAGAAATATACACCAAACTAAACATTTCAGATTTAAATTTTAACCTTAGTTATGCTCTATCAGATCCACTATTAATTAATAAAGTGGGAAATGTAACTGAAGCAGAGTGGGTTGTAGATTTAGATTTAACATCTGAAGATATTAGTAATATTATTAAAGCTAAAAGTGCATTAGCTCAAGTTGATAATATGTTGATTACTACAACAACTAACCTAGATGAAGAAGATGTTATTGAAATTGTATTTGGTGATGAATCAGGACATAACAATAAGATAACATATCAAATATCAGGTGATATTAAAGAAACAGATATAAAATTACCATTTAATTCAGATATGTTTAAAACCATCTTATATGCTAATAAAGATATGGAAGGTGGGAAATTATTATTAAGTAGTATGGGATTAATGAAATTAAGTTTTGAATTAGATGGAATTTCTTCTAACTATTATATGATAAGACGTGCTGAAGCTGAATATTAACATATGTATATCCAACAAAACCATTACTTTAGGGAACAAGTTTTGTTTTTTTATATTTAACCGCTGATCTTAGAGACAGCACAAATTTTAATGATATGAGTACATTATTTTACGAGAGAACAATCTCACCATTCGATTTATTATTCAAGGATTTTTTTAATTCTGAATTAAATTTTCAACCGGCAATTAATGCCAAAATTTCACACCCTGTAGATATTTACGAAAATAAGAACGGCTTGCACTTTGAAGTTGCATGTACCGGACTTAGTAAAGATGATGTCAATATTGACATTGAAGGGGACATTCTTAAAATAAGCTATAACAAGTCTAAAGAAGATGAATGTTGTGAAGTCAATGATTGTAATTACATTCATAGAGGAGTAGCAAGACGTTCATTTAACTTAGGCTATAAAATTGTTTCTAAATTTGATTTATTGAAAGCAGAAGCAATGATGGAAAACGGATTACTTGTAATCAACATTCCATTTGCTAAAACATCAAAACCACAAGTTTTAAAAATTAAGTAACCAAATTTCCCTAAAGTAGTTGGTTATGTTAAAAGTTATTCGTATATTCAAGTTATAAACAAAAATTAAAAAAATTATGCAAAAATTAGAAGCTTTGTTTGATGCGGTTATAGTTAAACCCGTTGAAGAAGAAGAAACAATGTATGGAAACATTGTAGTACCAGATTTAGGTAAAGACAAAAATGAAAAAGGTACTGTAGTAGCTGTAGGACCTGGTAAATCAACTGTTACAGGAGATTTTATCAAAACTATAGTTGAAATAGGAGACATAGTAATTCTACCAACTATGGGTTTTACAAAACTAGAACATGATGGTGAAGAATTTTATGTAGGGCCTGAGAATGGAATTTTAGCAAAAATAGTTAAGGAAAATTAAAAAATAAAAAAGTTATATTATGGATCTAAGAAAAGAAATTAAATTTGGAGCCGAAGCAAGAAAGGAATTGATGGAAGGGATAGATACCCTTGCGGATGCAGTTGTAAGTACGCTAGGACCAAATGGTAGAAATGTTTTAATCGACCATTCTCCATCACCCCCACAATCAACTAAAGATGGTGTTACCGTTGCTAAAAACGTTACTGTTGATGGTAAATTGCAAAATTTAGGTGTACAAGTAGTTAAAGCAGCTGCTATGAAAACTGCTGATAAAGCAGGAGATGGTACAACTACCTCTACTTTATTAGCTAGAGAAATGGTTAAAGCTGGTTTGTCTCATTTAAATAATGGTGCTAATGCAGTTGAAATTAAAAGAGGAATTGATAAAGCAGTTAAAGAAGTAATTGAAGTTCTTCGTAGTAATTCTGAAGATATTTCATCTGAAGAACAATTAGAACAAGTAGCTACTATTTCAGCTAATAATGATGTTGAAGTTGGAAAATTAATTGCTACTGCTTTAGAGAAAGTAGGACGTGATGGTGTTGTTCATATTGAAGAAAGTAAATCAGGTGAAACATATCTTGAAACAGTTGAAGGTATGCAGTTTAGCAAAGGATATAAATCACATTTCTTTGTTACTGATAACAATACAATGACTTGTAAATTAGAAGATGCTTATATCTTAATTGCAAATCATAAATTTACTAATGTTAAAGAATTACTTCCAATATTAGAACAAGTATCAGCTACAAATAAATCATTACTAATCATTGCTGATGATATTGAAAATGAAGCACTTGCTACATTGATTGTAAATAAAGCTCGTGGAACCTTAAAAGTAGCAGCTGTTAAAGCTCCTGATTTTGGAGATCGTCGTAAACTAGTTTTAGAAGATATTGCAATCGTAACAGGTGGTGTAGTATTTGATCCTGATAAAGGAATGAAACTAGATAAATTTAGTTGGGATTGGTTTGGACAAGCTCGTGCTGTAACCATTACTAAAGAAGAAACTACAATTGTAGATGGTAAAGGTGAAGAAGATGCTATTGAACAACGTGTTTCAGAACTTCAAAAACAAATTGAAAAAGCAGATACTCCATACGCTATTGAACAATTACAAAACCGATTAGCAAAAATGGTTGGTGGTGTTTCTATAATTCATGTAGGTGGTTATAATGAAACTGAAATGAGTGAAACTAAAGATAGAGTAGATGATGCTTTACATGCTACCAAAGCAGCACTAGAAGAAGGTATTGTACCTGGAGGTGGAGCTGCATTATTATATGCTCGTGAAAGTGTTAATTATGAAGGAATTGGTGCTGAAATAGTATATGAAGCATGTGGTAAACCATTTGAACAAATTCTTTCAAATGCTGGTTATTCATCAACTGATGCTCAAATGATTGGAAAATATAGATTAGTAGAATCAGGAAATAATGTTTGGGCTGGTTATAATCTTAAAACTGAAGAAGTTGTAGATATGAAAGAAGCTGGGATTATAGATCCAACTAAAGTTACTAGAACAGCTCTTGAAAATGCAGCAAGTGTTGCAGGAACATTGTTATTAACAGAATGTACTTTAGTTCCTCACCCTGAGGAAAAAGAACCTGCTATGCCAATGGGAATGCCTGGATTTTAATCCACTTTAATAATAATAACCCCCGACATAATGAAAATGTTGGGGGTATTTTTAAAAATTTAAATGTTATATGAAAATGAAAAAACCAACAAATCTCCTAAGATTTATAATTTTAATCTTATCTATTAATTTTATAATGCAAATGATGTTTTTATTTAAAATGGAAATCTTTTGCAATTGCCCTGAATTACCTACTTCTACTACTGAGAAAGAAGAACCACAACTTCCAGATGCAGATATTGTCTATTCAGAATTTGGAAATTTTTTAGTAATTTCTGATTTATATGAAACTACATTAATAAAGATACAATAACATAATAAGATGAGCAAAGGAAAAATAAAATGGTCAGGGTATGAGTGGTTAACTCAAGAAAGGTTTGGACCAATCCACCCTAAAAAAAGTTTTAATTGGTATGACCCTTCGGCAATAGAAATAAGAGATGGTAAATTAATTTTAAAAACTCAATACAACCCAAAAACATTTACTATAGAAGGGGAAGAAATTGAAAGTCCTATTGGGATTGGATTAGTATCAAATACTACTAGACTTAAGTATGGTTATTTTGAAATAGAGGCAATGTTACCTACTGGTAAAAATCTATGGCCTGCGTTTTGGATGTGGGGATTTGATTCTTGGCCTCCTGAAATTGATGTTTTTGAAGCTTACAGCTCATCAAGGTTAAAAACATACCTCCAAATTAACTTTCCTAAAATTTATAACTTTTGGAAAATAGAAACAAACTTTTATTATAACACTAGTGACAACCCTAAGAGTACAGGATCAGTAAAGAAATTTTTAGGTTTTAAAAACCCACAAAAGAATTTTATCAAATATGCTTGTCTTTGGGAAGAAGATAAAATTACTATCTTTTATGATGGTAAAAAAATAAGAGAATTGACTGATAAAAAGGTATTATCTCAAATTAATAGTACTGATATGAATGTAGTAATCAATACCAGTATGAGGGATGGTAAAAGAATATCTAAACAAGAAAATTCTGAATTTATTATTAATTACTTTAAACATTCTACTTTAGAGGATTACTATCAATTCTTATTAGAAAAATAAAAATATAATATGTCAGTTGAAATTATAGAAGAAAATGAGCTAATAGCGAATCGTAAAGCTCCAGGTGATAATTGGATTTTAATAAATGATTCTGAAAAAGTATTATATACTTCACTTACAGATACTTTAGAAGCATTTTTCCATAAAACTGGTTTTAAAGGTGCTTATAGATTAGACCCACTTGATAGTAAACTTTATGCTATCCAAACACAAGAAGAAGAAATTCCTGTAGAACAACCCAAAGAATATGGAATCTACGGAGAAGTTAGTTTTAAGCAAGGAGCATAATTCTGCGATTACATTTGGAATCCCCAGAATTTGTTCGTATATTTAAGTTATGATAAATAAGCAACATTCACTCTTAGTTGAGAAGTTTAGACCCACAAATTTGAAAAATTATGTAGGGAATGAACATATTAAAAAAACAATTAATCAATATCTAGGAAATAATGATATTCAAAACCTTATCTTTTATGGGCCTGCAGGGACAGGAAAAACAACTCTTGCTAAACTCATTGTTAAAAACCTCGATTGTGATTATTTGTACATTAATGCTAGTGATGAAAGAGGTATCGAAACCATTAGGGATAAAGTTTCGGGGTTTGCTTCAACAGCTAGCTTTAAGCCACTTAAAGTGGTCATTTTGGATGAAGCTGATTTTCTTACTATCCAAGCGCAAGCTTCACTCCGTAATGTTATCGAAACGTTTTCTCGTACTACTAGGTTTATCTTAACTTGTAATTATGTAGAACGTATTATTGATCCTTTACAATCAAGGTGTCAAACACTCAAAGTAATCCCACCATCAAAATCAGATGTTGCTAAACATATTGCTTGGATTATGGGAGAAGAAGAGATATCTTTTGAAATCGAGGATTTAAAAACAGTTGTTAATCAATTTTATCCTGATTTACGTAAATGTCTCAACACCATTCAACTATCAACGCAGGATAGCCGTTTAACAATTGATAAAACGGTGTTAGTGTCATCTAATTACATGGTTCAGGTGATAAAAGAATTAAAAAATGCTAAACCAAGTTGGAAAAATATAAGACAAACAATAGCTAATTCAGGTAGTCAAGATTTTGAAGAACTATTTAGATACCTTTATGATAATGCTTCAGTATATGCTGAAGGAAGTGAAGGAATGGTTGCAATTTATATTAATGAGTATAGTTATCAAGCTAACTTTAGAATAGATAAAGAAATTAATTGTTTAGCATTAATAGCAAAATTAATAGAATTAAAATGAAAACATTTTTATCTTTTCTTTTAATTTGGATAAGCCAGAATTTAGCCATACCTTTTTGGATGGTTGGACACGTCCATTTATCTTTAAACGTTTATCAAGACATGCACGAATTAATCGCTAGTGTAGGTATGAATATTTTAGTAGCGATTGGATTTTTCTTAGATTATAAACAAAATAAAAAATAAAAAAAAAATTATGAATCCACAACAACAACAACCCAAATTGAATATCGATTTGAAAAACACAAAATCGATTGAAACACCTGAGGGAAATAAGATTTTCCAACAAGGTGTACTTCTTAGATCTGTTTCTAAATTTGTAGTAGGAGCTGAAGAAGATGCTGTTTTACCAGTACCTGTATTTTATGATCCTCAAACAGGAAAAATCTTAGAAAGCACTATACCGGCTGAACTAAGAGAAGAGTACGAAAATGATGTTATATAGTGGCTAAAGCTGATATACAAAATACTTTTGGATGGTTGGATGAGATAACTGTAAAGAAATCTCATCCAGATTCATTCTCTCAAAAATCTTGGGATAATTGGAATAGCTATATGGTACATAGATGGGTTTCGCAAAACCCTAGTTACATAGATATTGTTAATTATGTCCAAAAAATGAATCCCCAAGGTAAAAAAGAAATTTATTCTGTTTATCGTGAACTGATACCACGAAAGAAACAATGGAACAAGTATATCAAAAATGAAAATAAGAAAAATTATCAAGATTTATCTGAGTACTTAGTTAAATACTATCAATGTTCAGTTAAAGAAACTTATAATTACATTGATATCTTAGGAAAAGATGGAGTAAGATCTATCTTAACTGATATGGGATTAGAAAAAAAAGAAATAACTAAATTATTCAAAAAAGCAAAATTATGAATCATTTAATAGATATGCTTCAAAAATCAGCAGAAGCTGATAAATCAAAAGCATTATTAACTTTGGAATTATTATCAAACCACCCTGCAGGTATTGGAGATCATTCAACAGATGATTTCTATAAAAATGCAGAGGAAGCAGTTGCTATGTTAGCTGAAGCTGATGATAGATTAGAAGCAATTGAAAAATATTTAATTAAGAAAAAAGTTATATAGATGAAAAAGGAAGAAATTGTAAAAATATTTGAAACAGAGTATCCTGAACTATCAAATGAATTTCAAACAATTCAAAAGGAAATGTACGAAACATTTGCTGCAAAACATATGGATTATGGCCTTCAAAATATTTCATTAGGTGGAGATTTAACTAAAGAAACAGATAAAAAATTCTCATTAACTGGATTAGCTATCAGATTAACAGATAAGATATCTAGACTAAGAAACCTATTAACAAATGGTAGAAACTTTGTTAAGGGTGAGGGTATGGAAGATACGTTTTTAGATATAGCTAATTATGGAATAATCGGATTACTTGTTGGTAGAGATAAGTGGAAAAAATAAATTGTGGGAAAGAAAAAAATACCTCAAATAGTAAAAGATATAAGAGCACACCAGCATATTGAAATAAATTATGCATACCAAAAGAATGTCTCTTATTCACAATTCTCAATGTTCAGAACGTGTCCTAAAAGATGGTCACTTCAGTACAAAGATGGGCACAAGATGTTTACATCTTCTATCCATACTGTATTCGGAACTGCACTACATGAAGTACTACAATATTATTTAGATGTAATGTATGAAGAAAGTGCTGCTGAAGCTGATAGAAAGAATCTAGTTGAAATGTTTGAAAATGCTCTGAGAGATGAGTATAAAGTTCAATATAAGAAAAACAATAACCAACATTTTAGTACATCTACAGAATTAAGAGAATTTTTTGAGGATGGAGTTAAAATTATTAGAACATTTGCTAAAAAACGAGGCCAACACTTTAGTAAAAGAGGATGGTATTTAGTTGGATGTGAAGTACCTGTTATACTCCCACCAAATAAATTCAATAACAACGTTATTTACCAGGGATACTTAGATGTTGTAATGTATCATGAACCAACGAATACATTTAAAATTATCGATATTAAAACGTCAACTCGTGGATGGAATGATATGGCTAAAAAAGATGAAAGTAAGCAATTTCAACTTATCTTATACAAGAAATTCTTTGCTGAGCAATTTAATGTTCCTTTAGATAATATTAATATTGAATTCTTTATTGTAAAAAGAAAGGTGATGAGTCATCCTGATTATACAATTCCAAGAATACAAACATTTTCTCCACCATCTGGAAAAATTAAATTAGGTAAGGCAACTACAGCTTTAAACCATTTCCTAGAGGAAGCATTTGATAAAGGAGGACATAGAGACAAAATTCATAGAGCAAATGCCTCAAAGTGGAATTGCACATTTTG